ATGTATACTGACTATGACTATAGGGAGTTTCATTCGTTAGAAAATATGCTACGATTTCTAAAAAATAATATTACTTATGAAAATAAAATGAAACCTAAGCTAGACACAGTAGAAGAATTTTGCCAAGAGTTTAGCTTTGAAGTTTATGAAAGGTTATATTAATGAACATAGATAAAGCTACAGGAATGCTAGTTGGACTAGCCATAGGAGATGCATTAGGTGCACCACTTGAGTTTCAAGAACCACGTGAACCAGAGAACTACCTAACTGAATACACCACAGGTGGAGAACATAATGTATCACTTGGTGAATGGACAGACGATACAAGTATGGCATTGGCTATGGCTAAGTCACTAATAGAAAAGAAATGTTTTGATGCCAATGATATTATGAATAAGTTTCTTGCTTGGTACAAAGCAGGAGAACACAGTCCACGAGGAGAATGTTTTGACATAGGTGGTACAACTGCAATAGCATTGAATAGTTACTTACAAGAAGTAGTAGAATATGAGTATTTATTGCAACCATACAGAGGTAGAACTGCAAAAGATACATCAGGTAATGGAGCATTGATGCGACTTGCACCTGTGATTATCGTAGCTAAAGACAGATATCATGCAATCCAATTAGCAGTGCAACAGACATTACTTACACATGGAAGTAACACTTGTGTTGACTACTCTGTAATGTTAGCTGAAGAGTTATATCATGGCTACCCCATAGCAAGATACGACAGATACAAGCTACCCTTAGATACACCTAGAGAAGAAGTTATGTCAGGTGGATATGTAAAAGAAACATATCAATGTGCATGGTGGGCATTCCAAACAACAAATAGTTTTGAGGATTGTGTTATCAAAGCAGTTAACAGAGGATATGATGCAGACACAGTAGGTGCTGTAGCAGGTATGATTGCAGGTAGATATTATGGACACAGTAATATCCCTTCACACTTCAAGGATAAGTTGATGTGGCATGGTGAGTTGCTTCAAACAGCAGTAGATTTATGTAACATGGAGTATCAAGATGAACATTAAAATTTTGACAGACGAGTATTATTTATCTAGCGATTTCAATATGTTAGCAGATAAAACTAAAGCAGATTATCAATACTTCTTAAGTGTCATGCTTGATACATCTGTCGATGGTAAGAAATTGTCAAGCACAAAATTACCAAAGATGTCAGGTGCTAAAGCTAGACGAGCATATGAAGTGTGGCTAAAACGTGGCATTTCTATGGCTAACCATATATGTTCTGTAGCAAGGAAACTATTTTCATTTGCGATGGAGATGGGATATGCTGAGACAAACCCTTTTGCTACATTCAGAAGAAAAGCTACCCATGTTAGGAAAGTTGTATGGACAAAAGAACAAGTTTGTCAATTTCTTGACTACTCTTATAGCGATTTCAAGTATAGAAATATAGGATTGATTGTACAAATGGCATATGAATGGTGTCAGAGAGTAGGAGATATGAGAACATTAGAATTTTCTAGTATAGATTTTGATAAAAGTGTGCTAAATTTGCAACAGTCCAAGAGAAGAAGTGTAGTTCACCTACCTATTTCACTTGACTTATTAGAAATGCTTCAACAGCAGAAAGAAGAGTATGGTTTTCAGTCTTATGTCGCACCCTACCCAACAGCGATGAAAGGCTCGTATGCACCCTATTCTCTTCATAGGCTGTCTAAGGTAGCAAGAAGGGTAATGAAGCTCTGTGGACTGCCTGATGAGCTAAGAATAGCTGATTTAAGACGAACAGGTACTACTGAGATGGTCGAAGCAGGTGTATCTATGGGTCAGATTATGTCAGTTACAGGTCATGCTAACCCCAATAGTGTGAAACCTTACATGAAAAATACTTATGCTTCTGCAGAAAATGCATTGACAACTCGAAAAAAGTATGCTATAAGCACAGGGTAAGTGCCGAACAAAAGAATATTATATAACATATAAGTGAGATATACAATGAATATATATAACTTTGTAAATGATTTACAACTAAGTGTAGGAGAAAGTAAAAGACTTACTTGTCCTAACTGTAATGGTTATAAAACTTTTACAGCTACCAATAACATGGGTAGGCTGTTATGGAATTGTTATAAATCTACTTGTAAGATTTCAGGCTCAACACGTGTACATTTATCTGTAGATGATATACGTGATGCAATTACAGGTGATATTCTAGATTTTGATAGAGAAGAATTTGTAATGCCTGAATACGTGGTGTCACATAACTACAGGAAGGAAGTGATGGACTTCTGTGAACTGTGGGATTTAGATTGTGACAAATTGAATCTACACTACGATGTCAAGGACAAGCGAGTTGTATTTCCTGTCGAGCATGGCGATTACATTGTCGATGCAGTTGGTAGGTCAGTAACTAAGTTATTGCCTAAATGGAAAAGATATGGAAAAAGTAGCTTGCCTTTTGTTCATGGATGTGGTAATGTAGCAGTTGTTGTTGAGGATTGTGTTAGTGCTTCTGTGGTAGGTAGTGGTGTATTAGTTGGGGTAGCTGTGTTGGGTACATCCTTGGCAGAATCCCACAAGAAGTATCTCTCACGATTCTCAACAGCAATAATAGCACTAGACCCTGATGCCTTACCTAAGACATTAGCATTCGCAAAAGAATTGAGAGGATATGTACAAGATATTAAAATAATTAGATTGACAGATGACTTAAAATATCGTAATGAATCTGATATGGAAAAACTATTAACCCTAACCCCAAAGGAGTAACAACATGGAACTATCGTTAATAAGAAGTCTTATGGACAAAACATTTTATGATGACCACAGAGGAGCAAAGTGTCCTGACAGGTTATTCAGTAAGGATGTTCGTAAGATTAAACAGTCTCTTGACAAAGCTATGCATACATACGAGAGAACTGTAACACCTGATGAGATTGAAGCATTGTTCATGTCTAACAATCCATCAATGACTACAGCACAAAAGCAAGCATACTCTGCTTTATTTGCTAACATCAAGAAGGAGCAACCACTTGGAACAGACATCGCACAAGAAGTATTATCTAAATTGTTTCAGCAAGTTGTTGGAGAGGACATTGCTAATCTTGGCTTTGACTATGTTAATGGTGCTAAATCCTCTCTTGAACCCCTTAGAAATCTTCTTGAGATGTATGGGGATGATTTTACACCTAACCTTAACATAGAATGGGATGACATTACTATTGAGACACTTCTAGCCAAGAATGATTTAGAAGCTAGGTGGACATTCAACATACCTACCCTTACTCGTAAGGTTGATGGTATCAATGCAGGGCATCTAGTTGAGATAGGTGCTAGACCTAATACAGGTAAGACATCATTCCATGCATCATTGATTGCAAGTCCAGGTGGTTTCGCACATCAAGGTGCTAAATGTGTCATCCTTTGTAACGAAGAAGGTTATCACAGAGTTGGTGCAAGATACTTGACGGCTGCCACAGGTATGACTGTTCACGAAGTCAAGGCAAATCCTAGTGAAGCACAAGCAAGATACAAGCCTGTCTTTGACAACATCAAGATACGTGATGCATCTGATAGAGACATGGCATGGGTAGAAAGTGTGTGTAAGGCATACAAGCCTGACATACTTGTACTAGACATGGGAGATAAGTTTGCAAGGACAGGTGGGTTTGCTAGACAAGATGAAGCACTCAAAGCTAATGCAATACATGCTAGACAGATTGCTAAGGCATATGGCTGTGCAGTGTTGTATATGTCACAGTTATCAGCAGAAGCAGAAGGTAAGGTTATATTGAATCAATCTATGATGGAAGGTTCACGTACAGGTAAAGCTGCTGAAGCTGACTTGATGATATTGATAGCTAAGAACCCACAAGTAGAAGGCGATAAAGATGACGAAGACTTACAGAGACATCTCTGTGTAGTTAAGAATAAACTGTCAGGTTGGCATGGCAAAGTCTTGTGTGAACTTGACTATAAGACAGCGAGGTATACAGCATGAAGCTGACGTTAGACGTAGAGAATACTGTCACACATAGAGGTGGCAAGCTACATCTAGACCCATTCGAGGAGAATAACAAACTCGTTATGGTTGGATGTTTGACTGACAAGGGCGAGGAGAATTTGTTTAGAGATGACTTCACAGGTGTGCAGGAATTACTAGACGAAGCAACTATCTTGATTGGTCACAACATTGTACACGACCTATTGTGGCTATGGGAGTGTGGCTTCAAGTATGATGGTCCAGTCTTTGATACGATGTTAGGTGAGTACATCTTACAACGTGGACAGAAAGAACCATTATCATTAGAAGCATGTGCAATCAGACATGACTTGGATACGAAGAAACAAGATACAATGAAAGAGTACTTCAAGAACAATATCTCTGTGGATGAGATACCACCACAGGAATTATCAGACTATCTATCTGCTGATTTGAAAGCTACACAACAGTTAAGTGATTCTATCTATAGAAGACTGAATACAGTAGAGAATGCTAGTCTCATGGAGACTGTGATATTCACTAACCAAGTAGCTATAACTCTTGCTAAGATATACCAACGTGGGTTTACTGTTGACATAAATGCTTTAGACTCAGTACGTGTAGAGTTTGAGCAAGAGAAGCAAGATATAGAAAGAAGACTTAATAAACAAGTAAAGGAACTGATGGGTGATACACCTATTAACTTAAACAGTCCTGAGCAAATGTCTTGGGTTATATATAGTAGAAAGCCTATTGACAAGGCATTGTGGGCAAATAACTTTACACCATACATGGATGCCACAGACTACAGACAAATGGTAGCTACTAAGTCTACTATAGTTTATAGAACAAAGGCAGAGCAGT